AGACGTCCCATATAGGTGTTAATTTTTAAAGCAGATGCCACAGAATGTTCTGAAGCGTCAAGCAATTTATCATTTACATAGGTATCGAACATCATAGCCAGACGGTCAATCGCTTCATCTTCATCGTTATACTTCTTAACATAAAACTCAAACATCTTCTCACGGCACTCATTGCACCACGGGAGGTATCCGTCGTTACCCATAAACCATTGACTCTTCGTTTTTGAGAAATTACCTTTGCGCACGTCATAGATTTTTCCGCAACACATACATTTGCCACCACTCCAAGAGGGCGGAACCTTGATACGAGGCGGTTTCTTATCTGCGGCAACTCTGGCCATAGCCAATCACCACCGTTCCATCGTCCATCATATCATCGAAGCGATATTTGATCTGATCCTATAGTTTTAAAACTTCATTCAGTTTTTTCGTTTTGCGGAATTTTGTATATACAGAGCCAGTTACCGGGTGCTCTCCAATCTCTTCGTAAAAAATTCCCATAGCGCGAACAAACAGCGCTGTCCGTCTGGAATAGCAGTAGAAGTAATCGCCTCCTAAATCTTTGTGATATTTTTCTTCCATCTCTAATTTGGAACCCTCCTTTTTAATTTATTTTTGTGGGTACAGGTATGCGAGTCGAACGCATCCAAACACAGCTTATGAGGCTGGTCAGCACACCGGCGCTGTCACCTGCGACATATAAAAATGCCCCAGGCCGTAGCCCAGGGCATCAAAATCTCTATTAAATTACTATCTTCGCTGGCTTCTCCAACTTGACATCATACAGACATTCAAGGCCGCTGTCATCGATTACAGCCACTGCCTGCTGCGGTACATCATTCTTGCGCAGTCCAATTGCGTAGGAATCGCTACCACAAACGCAGCCGCTCTCAATAACCTTCGTACCATGCACCGTTGTCATGCCGTTTGTGTGGCGGTGACCAAGGAACACCATGTCGATTGGCTGCTTTACCATCAATGTCAGATGCTCAACCACGTTAGCAGGGGAGTCCTTATCTCCATGTGCGTACATCACAAGACTATTCCTGGCCTTAAAGCCACCAAAAGTCGGATCAAGTTTCTCTATCTTGACATCAATACCAGCCAAATTTTGCAGCCGTGCCTTCATATAGAACGGAATCAGTGCTTCAAGTTCGTCGCCTGCTACCTGATCCTCTTTGCTGGGGAATACTCGTGAATGATTGCCACTCACAGAATACACGTCAATATGCTGGCATACCTCGTACAGTGTAGCAACAAAATTACTTACCAGTTCTGCAGCCGTCATAACCTGCTCAATGCTGTTTTCGTTGTTCTGCACGCGGGTATTAACATGGATATGCCCATTGATCAGGTCGCCCAACAGCAGCACATG